ACATCAGGAAGAGTAACTATACATTCTTATGATGATTTTATTTTCTTATTTGGTAAAAAAGGAGTAGCTATTTCTTCTCCTAATACATTTACTGTAGATGCTAATGAAAGAACTATTATAGCTTCTCGTCATATAGAATTAGGTTATCACGCAGAGACAATAGGGGAACCTGTAATGCTTGGTAAGACTACAGCACAGCAATTAGGACGCTTATTAGATGCTATTGATAATTTAAGTAAAGCTTTAAATACATTACAAATAGGAGAAATGGATACTGCTGTTCCCTTAATTAAACAAGCTTCTACTGTTTTAAGTAGTACAGCTAAGAACGTAAAAGCACAACTAGGTACTAGTTGTTTATCTAAAACTACATATACTAGATAATGAGTAATAGTAAACTATTAGTACCTCTAGGTAAAGCAGTCGCTACTTCTGCTAACGCTCTCGGAACACTTCAAGTGGGTATAGATAAAGTACTATGGGGAAGTAATATACCGACAACTAAAGCAACTGCTACATACGATCCAGTATCTGGATCCCTAAAATATACTTCTGTACCAAGAACACCACCCACTCCTCCAAAAAATGCTGTAGAATCTTTTGTACAGTCTGGTTTATTTAACGCATTAGATCTTTTAAATTCTGTAGACTTATGTAATATATTGACATATCTTACCGATATGATTCATTTAAGCAAAACACCACGTAAGCCAAAAACTCAATGGTCTGCTGCAGAAACCGCCTTATATGCTCTTCAAGATGCTGCTGCACAAGTTCAGACACAAATTGATAAGTATACAGCCTTTCCTAATGTCTTTATTGGATCATACGTGGGTACAGGACCAAACGCTGTACCAATTGATCAAGCTGTATCTCAATCAGGAGCACCTAAAGATGGAGGTTCTCAAGTTACTGCTTATAATACGTACTTCTTAATGCAAGCAATTAAAGACTCTTTTGATCTTTCCGGTCAGAGTACTGGCTCTATATTTAATGCAGAAGATGCAACCTTATTATCTACTGTACCCGGACTTGGCGGTAATTTAAATTTTATCGATGACTTTATAGGGACAGTTAATAAGTACAGTGATTATAGAAATATTCCTAATGATGAATTACAGAAAATAATACATCAAATAAACCAGGTAAGATCTGTATGTGTTACTATTCAAAATTTAGATTTTAAAAACGCATTAGCTTTAGCGGGAAATTTTTTAGGAACTGATATTAGAGCTCAAATACAAAGATTAGGTGAATTTATAAACCCTACCGGCATTATAAAAGAATTAAAAGGCATTAATAACTCACTTCGAGCTTTTATTAAAATTGCACAACAAGTACAAGGAGTTTTAAGTTTAGGTCAATTTTTAATTAAACTAGCGTTAGTATTTAATAAAATATTTGAATTTGTACAGCAGTTTATTTTAAACTCTCCTCTTCCTGCAAGTTTACAAACTACAGGTACTGTTAGTAGACTTGAAGCAGCTAGAATAAGAGCTAAAGACGAAACTGATGGAGTTAGTGTTCTTTTGAAAACTATTAACACCCTTCTTGAAGTAGCTGTTAATTTTATAAGGTATATTCTTGCAAATACCAATGAATTGCTTGGAAGACTAAATATACTGCTTGTTAACCTTGAAGGATGTGAAGCAGTAAAAAATTCAGACGTAATATCTGAACTTCAAGAAACCAGAAATAATTTATTAACTTTACAAGATCAATTTAAAACTTATATAACGCAATATGATTCCAAAACAGATATAAGAAGTAAAATGTTTGGAATATATGATATTAGAGTAGTAGAAGAAGAAGTAACTGATAGAGCGGTTAGAAATAAAAGAAAAAGAGGTATAGCTTTAGATATAAGCGGTCAGATAGTAGCGCAATCAGAATTGACTTTTGCAACAAATACATCGGTAATTATAGCAGAAGTACAGCATAAATTAATGGCCCTTGGATTGGTAAAATCTAGTGTAGGTCTAATAGATGCAGCAACACTTGGAACTATTGCAACTTCTATTAACTACTTGGATAGCAACGATGTAGCAGAAAATGATTTAAACATAGGCAAATCTGCAAAAGATAGTGCAGCTACAGCACAAGCTTTAAATATATCTAATTATATAGATAAAACACCCGGAGGACAAGCGTTTAGACAAAAATCAAACGAAATAGTAGATGTTTACACTGCTAATGCAAAACAGCAAGCTAGCGGACAAAAACAAACAAATATAGATCCTGGGGGTATAAATTACAATAAAAGTAAGTAAACAAAATATTTATAACATATGGTAAATTTAGACGCATTTAGAAAATTAATCCGCGAAGAGGTTAAAGCTGTATTCCAGGAAGAATTAGCTGGAATCCTTAAAGAAGCTATTATAGTTAATAGAGGGCAACAAACTATAACAGAATCTGCAAGACCTATAGCAAAACAAGCTGTTCCTGCTACTATGAACAGATCTATACCTAGGCCAATTGCCCCTGTATTATCCCCAGGCAATCCATTAAATAGCTTACTTGCTGAAACAGCTCAATCTATGACTATGGATGAATTTGGTGATTTAAACGGTGAAGGAGTAGAGAGAGACGTTCCTGTTGTAGAATCAGTAGGAGATATGTTTGCATCTGCAAAAGGAAGATCTAGTGTAGAATCAATTCAAATTAATGCAGTTCCTGACTTTACTCACATGATGGCAAAAATGGGGATAAACGAATAGTATAAATGGCATACAACTTAAAGCAAATAAATGTACTTGATTTAAGGTCTTCGACAGGAGTTGGAGTTGCTTTGCCATTCAACACCCCCGCTGTTTTTCAAACAGTATATACTACGCAAGAGCAATTAAAGTATAATATAATTAACTTTTTATTGACTAATAAGCGTGAAAGAATTTTTAATCCAAATTTTGGAGCTGGAATAAGAAATAAAGTTTTTGATCAAATTAGTCAAGATACTATAGATAGTTTAGATGTACAAATAAGAGCAGGAATAGAGGCCTACTTTCCAAATGTAATAATTACACAGTTAACTTTTAAAGGAAGCCCAGATGAAAATTTACTTACAATTCAGTTTTCGTATACTATAAAAAACACAGGCGTAACCGATAATATAATACTAGATTTAAATGGCCAATAAAAATATAACATACTTAAATAAGGACTTTTCTACTTTTCGAGCTGCATTAATTGAGTACGCTAAAGCTTATTATCCTCAATCTTATAATGATTTTTCTACATCATCTCCTGGTACTATGTTTATTGAGATGGCTTCTTATATTGGGGATGTATTATCGTTTTACTTAGATAATCAAGTACAGGAAAACTTTTTAGAATACGCAAAACAGACTAATAACTTATATACTTTAGCTTATATGATGGGCTATAGACCAAAAGTAACTTCTGCAGCAATGGTTACTCTAGACGTGTATCAACAAATACCTGCTTCTGGCTCAAACTATGACCCCGATTTTAGCTACGCAATGATTGTTGAAGAAGGAATGCAAGTTAGATCTAATATTAATAGTGCAAATTATTTTTACTGTCCTAACCGAGTAAACTTTAATCTATCTTCTTCTATTGATCCAACAGAAATTTCAGTATATACAACATCTGGAGGAAATCCAGATACTTACTTACTTAAAAAGTCTACAATTGCAATGTCTGGTCAAGCAAAGACTACCAGTATTTCTTTTGGTGCAGCCGAAAGATTTCCAATAAGAACATTACAAGATAGTAATATTATAGAAATACTTAGCATATATGATCAAACAACAGGATTTAGGTGGTATGAAGTTCCTTATTTAGCTCAAGAATTTATTTTAAATCCTGTAACAAATACAGCTCTATTATATCCACAGTTATATCAAGAAGCAAATCAAGTCCCTTATATACTAGAAAAACTTCCAGTACCTAGAAGATTTGTATCTAGATTTACTGCTAATAATATTTTAGAATTAGAATTCGGTGCAGGTATTCAATCTGCTTCCGGTTCAATTCCAAATCCATTTAATGTAGGTATCGGAACAGTTAACGGTATTGATTTATTGAATACAGCATTTGATCCTACAAACTTTGTAGTAAATCAATCTTATGGTTTAGCTCCCGTGAATACAAACTTAACAGTAAATTATTTAGTAGGCGGCGGTGCTGGAGCAAATGTTAACACAAACGAGTTAACTAATATTATTGTTGCAAATACTAGCTTTCCTAATACAGGAGTTCCTTCTATACAAGCCTTAACACAAACTACCTTAGCAACTAATAATAACACTCAAGCAGTTGGAGGAGGAGATGGAGATACTCCGGATAGTATTAGATTAAATACGCTTGCTAAGTTCCCATCTCAGATGAGAGCTGTAACACAGCAGGATTATTTAGGAACTGTATTAGGTATGCCGCCAAAGTTTGGACAAGTAGCAAAAGCTTATGTA